ATGACGGAGGGGGGTTGTTTTTGCGAGACCCCTCCCCCGTATCCGGTTTTTGTTTATGGCAACTATGTAGTTAGCAATTAGGTTAGGATACTCATTCTTTCTGTTTTTTGATATTATCAGAAGGAAATTCTCCTTTTTTTACTTTTTTGTAAAGGCCTAAAGCATTAATAGTTACAATTTCATCAATTGCATCTTCAATGATTCTTTCTTCTTCTGCATCAGAAAGTTCGTCTGAAGAATTAGCAATTCGAGCAAGAAGTTGACAAGTGTTGTAACCTTTTGAAACGTCAAATTCATACCAATTTTCCCATTCAGAAAACGGTGAATAAGGATTGTCAACTGTTGTTAAACAAACTTCAGCCAAATTACAAACACCTACCCTTCAATAGCTCGCTGTAGTGTGGATGGTGAAACACCAAGAGATTCAGCAACTTCTGCTAAAGTGTAACCAGCTTTTAATCTAACTTTGGCTAACGAGATCTTAGAATCAGTTAATCCTTTGTTAGTTCTAGGAGTTGCTCTTTCTTTTATTTTGTCAACATCAGTATTGTTGAGAATTTGTGTTAGCACATTATTAGAAACTGCACCAGCCTGAATGGCTTCCCATTCTCGATCTGTAATCTCAACCATTTTCTTTTTAGCACCAACAGCTTCTCTAGCTTTGGTCATAGCTTGGCCACGAATCTTCTTTTTGTCATCTTCGTCGATATTTGGATTGTCTTGAATACGGACTCGAAGCTCGTGGTTTGCTAGGATCATAGCCTGCCTCTCTTTAGGGGCATTCTTAAGGGCCTCTTTAAGTTTGGCATTAAGGGAGGCCACTTCTGCGGCGTATACTTTTGCTGCTGAAGGGTTCCTCTTCATAGGTTTGGTGGCCAATATTTCTTTACGGGCGTCATTAGCAAGGGCCTTAAGCCTATTGGCATGGGCGGCGTATACATTTTCCATGGGGGTACCCGATGATAGATCAAATGCATTACGTGTCTCTGCCATTTTGGTGGAGGTCTGTTGAGCTTTGACCACCCTCCCCCTCTTATCCACATAGGTTCTGTTGGTGGGGGTATATACCTTATACCCTTCTGCTCTGTCTTTCAACTGCTCGGGGGTCATATTTTTGGTTGAGTATACGGGTTTACGCTCATCAATAACCTTAGGTCCAGATGCTCTTGAAATCAGAGTCGAAGATCCATTAAGGCGGTTAGTTTCAGGGTTACGCCCCTGGTACTTGGCTTTAAGCTCTGCAATGCCATGGTCTACATAACTCTTACGCCAATCCAGGTTATGTTTCTCAGAGTCAATTACAACCATAGAATGTCTAACCGCTCTACAAATCTCATCCGGACTAGCTCCCTTGATGGTCATGTCTGTAATTAAATTAGAGACATCCCCCATCTTTAGGTTTTTAGTCTTTACTGAGATCCTTTGCATACCTTCATAAGCAGGATAAGCTGTTTTGGGATTAAAGTCCTTTAACCCATCCAGATATGCGGAGGTCTTAATGTTTTGGCCTCGAACAGGTATCGCAATGACTGTATCTCCATCGAAGTCTGCACCAGAAAGCTGCTGTGCAACTTTAGAATTGATGACCAGTGCATCTGGAGAATCAGTTCCTAATATCTTACGGCCGGCCTTATTGTTATTGTTAACAGTAAGGGTTGGAATTTCAAAAGTTCCGCCATGAGGATATCTAATAAGAACTACTTTCTCACCATTCTTGTAGTTTGTGGCATAGACTTCGTCTGGTTTAACGTCAGGGGACGGTAAAATAACATGCGTCTGCTGGCCAGGTAAAGCTGCCGCCTTCAAATGAACCGAAGCGGAATCGCAATTATCGGCAAAAGATTGCAGAAGTTTTGTTTTAATGGCAGGGTTTGTTAAAGCGCAAATATCATTAAACTCATCTTCTTTTGACGAATAAGCAAGCGCCAATTGCTGCTTAGCAAGAGCAACGGGCTGTTTCGAAAGCATCTGAGATGCAAGGTTCTTGGACCATCTGGACCAGTCTCCTTCTTCGTTGACAACATTGACCGGTGACAGTTTTGTTTTTCCATCGGAATCAACGTATTCCCTTTGGAATAAACGCAAAACGTCCTGATCTTTTATGGTTGCTCCAAATGGATTATCAACGAGTTTGCCTTCGCTATCAACCTTCATAGGTTTCATAGCATCAAGCTTTGTTTTGCAGTCTGCTCTTTTCTTGTTAGTGTTAAATATAATGTCAACACCATCAGGCATGTCATCGCTGTATACAGCCATACCTTTCAGATAATGCGTTCCATCTACTCCGATTCGAACCTGAGCATATCTAGCTCGGCCAAGAGAAATATCAGGAACGCCTCTTCTGAGCTCGATAAGGCCATCCCTTTCTTCGCCGCTAACTTCATCATCAGCATATCGAACCATGACTCGTTTTGAATCAACACTGGTTGGGGGTTGAACTTTTTTCCAAGTTAATCCTCCATCCAATGTGAACTGATCAGTCATAGGATGAATCTTATCTTTGTTGAGCCGAACTTGCTCAGCTGTCGTGCCAGGAGGTGCCAATACTTGCACAGTTGTCATGTTGCCAGTACCAAGCTGGCGAACCTTAACGTTGTGAACAGCATAGCCCTCATCCTCAAGCATAGCAATGGCTGTCTGCATTTTTGTTCGAGAAATGTTGCCTGGCAAATATAATTCGGTTCCTACACCAACATCTATTAGCTGGTCAGTTCCGACGGCTTCTTTTAATGCTTTCGCTGTCGCTTTTGTTTTGTCGGCACGTTCCTGAAGATCAGGATTAAGCCAGCTACGGACAACGGATTCATTAACGCCCATCCTTTCGCCAATTGCAACATTAGAATATCCTTTTGCTTTTAGCTTTAAAGCCATAGCAATATCATTTTTACGGATCTCATCAGAAGCAATAGACATGCGGGCTCGCAGTTTGTTAACTGTTATTCCCATGCTATCGGCAATTTCTTTTTCAGTCATGCCTTTCTTTTTCAGATCGGTTACATGAGAATGAAATGATTTATATCTTTGATACGGATTTTCACCAGACCCCCAAGGATAACGACCAGAGTGCCTTGGTGTGCCATAGTGCTTTAAAATATCACTCATCGATTACTCCTCTAATTTGATATGGTTGATAATCTTATCAAAGGTTTTGATTCTTTCCATAATATACATGATTGCTTCCGGTTCAGGATTAGCAATCAAAATATCATCGGATTGGTATATTCGATTTTCCATGTAAATATCATTGGGCTTTACTCTATATTCGAGACAGAATAACGCTGTGTAGATAAACGTTTGATTCATAGACGCCGGAACGGATCCAGTTTTCAGATCATGGACACGCAATTGGCTATCTCTAAAGGAGATTGCATCGGCAGTTCCAAAACAGTTCTCTGAAAAATATAAAGGCTGCTCAGGAGTCATATGAAAGCCTATTGCGTCATTGACATACATATTAAGAGTCAATTTTTTATTTGGCAAGTTTTGACCAAGCCTAATGCACTGAGCTGCAAATTCATGCAGTTCTGTCCCATGAAGCGTAGCAAGCTTCCGTCTGTAAGATTCTGCTAGCTTATCTTCCGAATAATTGATCCAATGATAATTACTCGCCCCTAGAAAAGCGTGCTTTCCCAGAAGCTCCGAATGTTTCATGAAGTTCATTTAAGACCTCCTGCTCATTTTCAGGATAAATAAACCTCGAAAACGATGCTCTATTGCATTCATCAACATAATAATCCTGATTAGGTTGATGGGCAGCATGTTCCTCTTTTTTACATTCCAAAGTGAACCATCTTCCATCTGGGAGAAGACCGGTCAAATCAGGAAATCCTTGTAGACAAATATCTGTTTTGAGGATTCTTACTCCAGGAAACATTTCTTTTAATTTGTCTTTTAAATCAGATTGAAAATCAGATTCCAGTTTAGCCAATATTTTCACCCCAAGCATGCAAAAAATATAATGGTATGTTTTTAGTCTACAAAAAGCCCCGGCAAAAGGAACGCGCGCAGGGCTTTAAGTAGACAATCCACAGGAGGTAACCTGCGTTGAGAAGAAGGAAAAGGATATAACACCGAAAGGACTGGCTAATCAACACGTTGCGCCCACAATACAGAATTCAGAATCTAACGGACCTGGAGGTGATTCTCATGATCATGGAAAAAATAAATGACGCGTATTCTCTTCTTCTCTATTAAAGAGTACGTTATTTCTGCGAGGTTATTTATTAAAATATAATTTTAAGCCGCCATT